GATGCAGATGCAGCTAATAAAGGATATGTGGATGGAGTAGCTCAAGGTCTTGATGTAAAAGATTCTGTTAAAGCTACAACTACAGCAAATATAACTCTTTCGGGTACACAGACTATAGATGGTGTTTCATTATCTGCTGATGATAGGGTTTTGGTCAAAAACCAAAACACAGCATCAGAGAACGGACTTTATCTTTGCAAAGCAAGTTCATGGACAAGAACAGATGATTTAGCTGCAGGTGCAGATGCAGCAGGTGCTTTTGTATTTGTTGAGCAAGGTACAGTTAACGCAGAAAATGGTTTTGTTTGTACTTCAAATAAAGGCAGTGCAGTTGTAGGAACTAATAACCTTGCATTTGCTCAGTTTTCAGGTGCAGGTCAAATCACTGCAGGTGATGGTTTAGATAAATCTGGTAATACTTTATCTGTTGATTTAAAAAGTAATGGTGGAATAGTTATTGAATCAACAGAAATGGCTGTTGATTTATCTGCAAGTTCTATTACAGGCACGTTAGCAGTATCTGACGGAGGCACAGGG